GTTACTAAAAATGGTCCTCTTATGACTTTTTCTTCAGTTGCCGGTACTCCACTTGCTTTGATTTCTGGAGGAGTTGTTGTTGGAGATGAAGTTAGGATTGGTAGCTTATTTAATCTTCTAAATCAAGGTAAGTATAAGATAATATCTTTAACCGCAACTAGTTTTACCGTTGAAAACAAAACAGGAGCCGAAGAAGGACCAATAGTCTTAGGTTCTGGGTTTGCTACTCAGGTTAATATTTATTCTGCTAACGGAGTACAAGTAGGAGATAAAGTAGATTTAGTCTCAGGTTTTTCTCCGGTCACTTTAGGGACTTATGAAATAACAGACGTTAGTCATGATTATATCGAAATATACAGTATAAATGTATTACCTCAAGAAAGTGCGATTCAAACACAGTTAAATATATATAATAGTTCAAAACAAATTTTATATGTAGAATCAGATAAGCGATTATCTGTTTCCGTTGATGGAGTAAGTGTTGGAACTATAGATCAATTAAAGATAGGGGTTAAGTTAAAAAAAGCTATCTTTCTTAAAACGGGATCAATGCACGTTGCTTCTATAACTAACGAATCCGAAGAAAGTGCTTCTGTATTTTTTGTTTCTGCCGAGTAAAATATGAACGAAAGAAAAACAATAGTATTCGATCCTAACAATTTAACTATAAATCCTGATCAACAGAGACAGAATGAATATAATGAGGCTATAATTAAAAACGCTCCGGCTCCAGGAGTAATAGCTAATTTAATAAGAAACGCAGTAGGTTCTGCTAGTAAAAAAAGAGGAATTCCTAGACTTGCTTTTACAGAAAATCCGGTCATGGCGGATCATTATGCCGGACTATTTAAGCTTAAAAGAGGTTTGATTCCAGATAGTATAATAAAGCAGATAAGAGTAAACAATTTACTAGTAGCTGCGATATTAAGAGCCAGAGGAAACGTAATGTCCATGTTTGGACATCTAAGGAAAGATAGATTTGACATAGGAATAGAGGTAGATATAAGGGATGAATTTAAAGATCACGTAAAGCCCGAAGAAATGGTAAAAATTCAAGAAAGGATGAATGAATTTGTTAAAATCCTTATTGCTTGCGGTCACACAGAGGGATTAGAAGATAAGGAAAAAACTACTTTATCTGATTTCCTAGACATTTCGGCTAGAAACGGACTATCTTTCGGTAAATTTGCTACAGAGGTTATATATTCAGACTATCACGGAAAGAAAAAATTTCATAGATTTAGGGTAGCTGACGCCGGAACCATAGCTCCTACAATAAATAGAGCAGAGGTTAACGGCAATGCAGCAGAGGCGTTGAGAAGAGGTTCTATAAAATTGTTAGAGAGTATTCAGGGTGTAAAGATAGATTTACATCATTTAGAACAATATAAATATGATTGGATTCAAGTAATACAAGGATTCCCAAGACAGGCATTTACTTCTGAGGAAATGATTGTATATAATTTATATCCATCTTCAGATATCGAACATAATGGCTATCCAGTAACTCCGTTAGATACAGTTATCACTTCTGTTACTACCCATAGCTCCATCGAAGTTTATAATAAATTATATTTTCAAAACGGTAAGGCTGCGAAGGGAATGTTAGTCGTTAAATCAGATGAAATAGATCAATCAGTAATTGAAGATATTAAACAACAATATAACGCCTCAATAAATAATGTAGAAAACTCTTTTAGGGTTCCAATTTTTGGAGTTTCTAAAGATGATCAGGTTGATTGGATCATGACTCAGCCTAATAAAAAAGACGGTGAGTTTGAGTATCTATTCGATCAAACAACTAGAAATATTCTTGCTGCTTTTAATATGTCTCCTGATGAGTTACCGGGATTTACTCATTTATCGAGGGGAAGCAACCAACAAACGATGAGTGAGGGGAATAATGAGTTTAAATTAATCGCCGCTAGAGATACAGGAATAAGACCCTTAATCTTAAAGATTCAAGATTTTTTTAATGAAAAACTTTTCCCTATAATTGACCCAGAACTTGCTCAGTTGTGTTATATTTCTTTATCTGGATTTGACGCAGAAACAAAAGAAAAAGAATCTCAGCGTTTATCTACCGATATGTCGATTCACATGAATTATGACGAGATCATGCATGAGACTGATAAAAAATTAGTTGGTATGTCTATGGGCGGTGATATTCCCATGAACGAGAGATATCAGGCAATACTAGATAAGTACAAAAATACGTCCGATATCGTATCTTATTTTAACGACTCTCCTGCGGCTATGGTTGATCCTTTATTAAAATACAAAAGAGATCAATTTTTCTTTCAACATGTACAGCAATTGGCTCAAATAAATCCAGATGCAGCTATGGCTTTTTACTCTACAAGAGAAGATTCGTTAGATATACTAAAGATGCTATTAAAAGATTTTATAGAAGAATTTGAATCGTAAATATTAAGGAGTTAAAATGAGTTCAGATTACAAGCAGAAATATAAAGAGGTTGTTCAAAAACTTGTTGAATCAACAGATGTTGCCTATAGATTAGGTTATGAAGCAGGTATGAAACAGGCTAGACAAGATAATATGATGCAACAGCAGGCTCAGCAGCAGCAAGCTATGATGCAACAGCAAGCCGCAATGATCGGTCAAGTTCCGGGACAAGACGGTCAACAGACTGATGAATCGGGTGCGCCGATGCAAGATCAAGGTCAAATGCCAGGACAGGCTCCTATGGAAGGTCAACAGGCTGCTCCAATGGGAGAAGATGAGGAAATGTCCCCAGAACAAGGAAGTGAGTTAGATCAACATATCGGAGAATTAGAGGGTCTAGTAAGCAAAGGAGAAAAGCCAAAAGTATCAGATTTAAGGAAGATAATTACAGAATTATCTAATTTAAGAAAATCTCAAAAAGAAAAATTTAAGAACAACGAAGAACAGATTTCTTCATCTCAAAGAAAAGTAGTTTCAGGAATACTTAAGAAATGGGAAGAAGAAAATAAATCAGTAATGGAAAATTTGGAAGATATAATAGCTAGGGAAGGTTTGAAAATAAATGATTAATGACATATATAAAATCTGAAAAAGAGTAATAAATTTTAAATGAAAGGTTTATCTTTAAAAGCCATTCAAGAATTAGAAAAACTTATATCAAAAAAATTTGATAAATTAGGTTTAGAATTCCTAGGAATGGTTCCTAAGATAACTAGATCTAAAAGAATAATTTTCAAAACAGCTAAAACTAGTTTAACATCATTATTTCTACAAGCCCTAAACAGCCGAACTCCAAACAAATTAGAAGAAGAAGTCCTTAAGTCAATGTTAAGAATGGCTGATGGCTATATCCAAGCCTTAAAAGATAAAACGAAAACAAATGTTATTCAATCTATTAATTCTTATGTAATGGACAGAAATTCTAAAGTAGAGATAGTTAGAATGACTGATATAAAAAAAATAATGGAAGAGGGTATGAAAAAAGCTGGAAATCATTTTAAACTTATAGCTAATGCGGAAACCAATAGAGCCGTAAATACAGGAACTGCTTTGCAGATATCTAAAGTAGGGGAAAGTTTAGGAATAAAAGATCCTACGGTATTTTTTATTGTAGTTAGAGATGAAAGAAACGATAAAGAGACGCTCCGTCTACATCTATTACCAAATGAATTTAATCGTGTGTGGAAATTAAGTGAATTAGGCAATGAATATCATAAGAAGGGCGATTATAACCCAAAAGTGCAGGGGACAAATCCTAATTGCAGATGTTTAACAGATAGATATGCTCCGGTAATAACAGAAAGAGGAACGGTTTCACTATGTGACGTGATAGTAGGCGATAGAGTGTTAACCCATACAGGTAAATTTAAAAAAGTACTAGGCACTTTTAGTAAAGATGGATTACCATTAAAAAATGAAGGATTGTATAGAATAGAATTTTTAGATAAAAAAGGTAAATTAAGAAAATTAAGAATGACAGCAGATCATTTAATGTTAACTGATGTTGGTTGGGTTAGAGCGGATCAGTTAACTTCTGAACATTCTTTAAAATGGTTAATAAAAAAATGTGAATACTGTAAGAAAGATATGTCTTTAGATATAGAACATAGTGACCATAGATTCTGTTCAATAAAATGTTGTAATAAATCTAAAATTGGTAAGCCAATTTTGAGATACAATGAAGTTTTAGAAAAAAATGTAATATTATCCGATATACATAGAGTTGCTATGAATGATAATAATGAATATAGTTTTGAAAATGTTCAAATAAAAAAAATAATTTACATTCCAGCATCAAAAGTTTCTAAAAAAGCTAGATTATTTGATTTAACCGTGGAGGATGATGAATCTTTCGTTGTTCTTGGGGTGGTTTCTCATAATTGTCATTTAACAATTCTTTCCCCTGGATTTACTATAACTGGATTAAATAAAGTTGGCTGGAAATCTTTAGATTGGGACGAATATTCTTATCAAAAAACAACATACGGAGATCCTCCTACTCACGAAGAGTTCTATGGAAAACCTAGAAAAACTATTTGACTTCCAATTAAAATAACGATATAATAAAATCTACCGCCCTCCACTCGTTCATCCATTCTAGGGCACAGTTTTTCAATCAATTCTGTGCCCTTTCTTATCATACTTGACAATCCCTCAAATCAATGCTATAATAGGTCATGGATAAGTATAATTATCAACCTATAGCCGCCTCAAACGTCTTAAGAGACGCCTTAAGCCAACAATACGAGGCGTCAGTTTTAGCCGCCGCACCGGGCGCAGGTAAGTCTACAATTCTTGTTTATATGCTCAATATGTTTTTTGAACAAAGAAAACGTGGCAGGGCTATGGTTTTAACTCATAATCAAACAATTCTTAGAAATCAAATGCTCAACGGTCTTAAAACACCAAATATTGTGGTTAACTTTACCCATGGTGAGATCAATAGTAATTCTATGGTAGAAGTCGGATTGCCTGGAAGCGTTGAAAATATGTCCGAAATTGATCTTCTAGTGGTTGATGAGGCTCATGAATATTTTTGGGAAAAAATGTATGACAAGGTAGTTGAAAAATGCAAGCCAAAATATATAATCTTAATGACTGGCTCTCCTAGCTATTTTATCAGATATAACAAGACAGCTAAAATGTCTAGAAGAGACATAAAACAATTTGCCATTCATTTTATATCAGCAAAAGAATTATTAGATAGAGGTATTTTTTCTCCAGTAGATCTAGATGTTGTTAAATCAGAATCAATTCAAGATGTGCTAGAATATGCTAAAAAACAAAACTATGATACAACAAAACTAATGGTAGCCTGTAAGGACATTTTAAAGGCAAACGAAGTAGCTAGTTATCTTGTTTCTATAGGCAGGAGGGTTTCTTTATCAACTAGCCATAATGATATCTATAATGAAGAAGTTGATAAATTCGTTAAAAATCAAACAAATACTTTGGTAGTGGTCAATAAGGGAGTTTTAGGATTTTCTGACAGTGAATTAACCATGGTTATTGATCTTAAATGTTCTAAAGATCTAGAGGTTAGGAATCAGTTATTTTCAAGACTTATGAGAAAGCATCCTGATGGAAGAAGAAAATATTATATATCAGTGTGCCGTGAAGAAAAATATAAAGAAGAAGTTTACTTACTTAACGATGTTATCAAATTAATTGAAAGAAAAAACCTTATGGCTTATGACGGGACAGATTCATGGAAATATTTATAATCGGCGATAGACCTAGTAAGAAAAATAAACGACAGGATATTCCTTTTGTAGGAACTCGATCTTATAAAAAACTTTTAGAATGGATCTATAGATTAGATATTGATATTTCTAACGTAAAAACCACTAATATGTTCAACTCAGACGGTACATTAAGCGAAGATATTGAAAGAACGATTAGATGGGTCTTGTCTAACTACACTCTAGCCAATAAAACTAAAGTAATAATGTTAGGATCTAACGTTCTCAAGGGCGTAGGTAAAATTAGTAAAAAATATCATAATTGGCTTGCGGATAAACAGATGGGTATGGATAAGTTTTTTCTTCTTCCTCATCCGAGTCCAAGAAATAGAGTTTTAAATGATAAAAAATACGAAAGGGAAATTCTAGAAAAGTGTAAAAAATGGCTAAATGGTTGAATTTAAAGAAAATTAACACTTGACATAATATAAACTATGTGTTATACTAACTTTAGAGGTATAAAATGCAAATTAACAGAGAAATACTTAAAAATCTTAATCCATGTCTTGATCGTTACAAAAATTATCTTGAAAATTATCCTAATTTCGACGGATCATTTGATGAATTTCTCGATCTTGAAAACATTACATATTATGATAAAATTTGGGTTGCTCAAAGAGTATTAAATACAAATCAATTAGTTAGCTTCTCTATTTTAGTTGCTGATTCTGTTCTTCATATCTTTGAGGAAAAATATCCTGAAGATAAAA